TTACCTTTAGTGTCTTTGAAAAGTTCTAATACTGATTTTATTAATTCAGTAATAGGGTTGATAGCTTGTTTTACTAAGCTACCAGTTATCATATCTACTATCTTACTCATTATTTTTTAATGTCAGCAATTCCCTGACCTAAAATTAAAGTTAGTATTGCATAGTAAACCTTCTCAACTTCAGCTTCTGATAAACCTAATTTTGCTGCTGCAAATGGTACAAAAACTGCTGAAACTGTATACCAAAACTTTTTTGAGTTAAACATCTTTTTTAACATTTCCATATTTTTATTTATTTAAATTAGTAATTAATACAACCAAATAACTGGCTGTACCTTATCTTGGTCTGCATCTACATGAATAAAATTTCCTTCCTTACTCAAACCAATTCTTACAAATCCTGCTTCAGCAAGACCACCTAAAATCAATGCTCTCTGATATGAGTCTTTACATTCTATATCACAAGCTATGCCTTTTATATGGCTGCTAGAAGGATTTTGTATTGACAGGGGGTGATTTGGACACCTATACCCTGATGTTATTTTATACTTAATATTACTGTATGATCTAGCTCTATCTAAATCTTCTACAAAGTCTAAATCAATCATGTTAGTTTTACAACCACATTTACAAGCAAACTCGCTTTTCTTAAAGTGTTCAAATTTCATTATCTACCTTGTCCTCTTTTAGGTTTTTTGTAGCCATTCTGATTTACACTAGCATTTTTAGAATGTACTCCCTTTCTCTTTTTGTTTTTCTTTTTTCTAAAAGTAAATACTATCTTAGCCATACTATGCTGTTACTGCAATAAATTCTACATCACAAGCTGCAGTATCTGCTGTTGCTGCAACTAAAGAAATGTCAGCAAATGCACCAAAAGAACTTCCAGTAGCTGCATCCATTTCATTATTCATTAATAACATACTCTCTCCTGCTGCTAGTTTATACCAAAAACTATCTGCACCATTGTATACTCTTAATGAAATAAAGTTTGTATCATCTAAATTTGTAACTCTAAAGTAAGCATAGTCATTTGCAACACCTGTTCCTGCATCATCTGCTGTACTCCAATTAAACAAAGTAACTTCTGAAGTAGCCACATTCATAATTCTTTGATCTACTTGTCCTTGAGAAGTATAAGTTTTGTTTATAGTATTACCATAGCTTACACCATTTAATGTGTATGATTCTGTAATTGTTACTGTTAAATCTGCTGCTGTTACTGTACTTGCCATATTATTTTTTTGTTTTTGTAAATTTATAAATTGAGAATCCTATTGCCATTAATAAAGATACTGTCGTTAGCACTTCATTAACTGATGCTAAAGATATACCTATTGCTCCTGCATTTGCCACTCCCACTTGTATCGTATCTTCAATTGTCTCTTTCATTGTATTTTTTTATTATTAATTATCATATCCAACTTGTATGCCTAACTTAAAAAAAGTTGTTGCTGCTGCTGATGATTTAACCATTGCAAATAAAACATCACCTGCTGCTAAACTTGTTTCTGGTGTTAAATTTCTTGTTACTTGTAAATTATCGTTACTTGACTGTCCTGTTATACTTAATTCATTTAAAAGTACAGGTTCTACTGCACTTGTATCTCCTGCTGTAAAAGTAAGTTTACACAAAGCTACAGTTATTGTTGCTGATGTAGTTGCATTTGCCCACATATATATTGTGTTTAAATTACAAGCATTGTGCATTACAAAAGATTTAACCTTAAAAAAATCTCCCACATCTAAAGATGCATTACCAACAGTAGAAACCCCACTATCTTGATTATATTCATTTGGTGATTGACCATCAGTCATGTTTGCTCCATAATGATAATTAGAATTAGTTAAAGTTGCATACCCTTGTATATCAAAAGTATCTGTTTTAATTAAATTCTTTTTTACCCACAATAAACTACCATCAGTATTATTTGTACCACTACCTACTGTTTTGCTTAGTAAAGTATCATTAGTAGCAGACTCAAAACCTTTTGGGTTGTGTCTGTTTACATCAGTTAAATTTTTGTGTTCGTTAGCAGCCATGTGTATTTATATAATTTTTAAATAATATGTCTAATATATTTTTTTCTTTGTCTATTTGGTCAAGTTTTTTTATTGCCCACTCAATACCACTTGTACCTCCCCAAGCATCCCACATTATACCTCCACAACCTTCATCGTAAGGTACATCTTTATGTTGTTGGTGTCTTTTAAATGATGCCATACGAGCTATGGTATCTCTTGATAAACTTTCTCTGTTTGCTAATTGCCTTGCTCTTGTCCACCCTACTTGTGTACCACAAGAACTGCCATTTTCTTCTTTATATTTTATAGCTCTCTTAGCATTGTTAGTTGCAGACTGTGGATAGTCATTGTATGTCTTTGCATAATAATCCTTGTTGGCAGTTTCACACGATTCTTTAGTTTCATACTGACACTTGCCAGTTTCACCAAATTTCCATAATCCATTTTCACATTCGTAACAAGGCATATCTCTAAATTTTAACAGTCATCACATGGACAGAAATCTCTCCAACTATTATAGTTATACGTTCTTGGTCTTGAGTATATGCTATCATACATAATTATACCATGATTTTTGTAGGCATATCCTCTTGTAGGTCTGTCAGACTCATAAGTTGGAAACAAACCATTTTGGTCAGAATCTTCCATATAATCAATCATGTCTTTTAAATATATGTCAGCTTTTCTATAAGTGTCTTGTTTATATGCATTAAGCTCTGCAGGATCTACAATTGTAGCAAACTCATCTACATTGTGTACAATACCCATACTACTACTATTGCTTTGCACCTCATTTATAACTTCAAACCTTACAAACCAACATAAAGTTCTAGTCATAAAATCATCCATTAATGTTTGGTTAGCAGCAGTTAAAGTACCATCGTTATGTTGTGTCTTTAACTCTTCGTAAAAATCTTTACCAATAACTGGTTTTATATGAGCAAGTTCAGCTAATAAAATAGTATTGTCAGATATTAAAGCAGGGTCTGTGTTAGCATTTGTAAAACTATTGCTAATTACTTCTCCTGCAGTTACTAAAGGTATGTATTGATTTACGTTTGCCATATTTATTGTTCTTCGTTTTGTGATTCAACTTCAGTTACTTGTAATTCACTCTCGCTATCTCCTATACCATCTTGGTCATCATCTCTTGTTACAATAATTTGCTCTCTGTCAGTTAAGAACATATTACCCTCTTCTAGCATAGGGAAGTCTTCATCTAACATTTTTCTTTGCTCATTTATTGTAAGTATCTTAGTAGGGTCTAATTGAGTTGCAAAAGATACTGGTGGCTCGTACTGTATTAACAAGTCTTCTCTTGCAAAACCCATCTCTTTTAAAAGTATGTCTTTTATACCATCTAATAGTAAATCTGATGTGTCTTTAATTACAGTAGTCATTGCCATATCATATGCAATTCTAATCTCACTACCTGTGTTGTTCATCTTACCTGAACTTACAATACCAGATAAAGCAGGTTGCCATCTGTGTGCTGTAATTATATTTTGGTCAGTAATTTTTTGTAAGTCTAGCCAACTACCATCTTGGTCATCTTTTATTATAGATACATTTGCAGGTGAAGTATCGCCATTCTTTACAATAAACATAATCTTACCATTGTTACCTTCTCCAACAAATTTTTTCTGTGCTTCTTTTACTAATTTCTTTGCCTCTTCTTCTCCCATATCTCCTGATATTTCTACAATAGCAGAAGGCTGAAAACCATTTTGAAATTTAGTGTGATTCCATTTACCTATTTCATAATCTACAGCTATATGGTCAAGTGCTGCAACATAGTCAGGTAAACCATAATAAGTAAATGTTGGTTCATAATCTTTAAAATGCATCACAAACCTTTTACCTTTTAAATTAGGATAAAGAGGTATAGTTTGTGTTTTGTCTTTCATTGTATTGTACTTTGCCCAGTCAGGGTGTACATATACTTCTTTCTTGTTTTTAGCCATTCTAACAGTAGTTGCATCTATGTGATATAGATTTACACCACCATCATATAAAACTCCTTCTAAGTAAGCATTACCAAAAGTATAGTAATCATCAGCTAACTTTTTATAAACTTGTCTTAAAGTTTCTTTGTTAGCATTTACATCTTTTATGTATGCTTGAATATCTTGATTGTTTGTTACAAATTTAGCACCACTTGTAAATACAGTCTTTTGTGCTAGTACACTTCTGTGTGTAGAAGATTTACGTTTTAGCTCTGCTAAATATTGTGGAAATAAATTGTTGTTACCAAAAGGTATGTATTTAGTTAGAACCTTAGATAAGTCTTGTGGTTCTTCTACATCGTATGGTACTGCTAAATCAAAAACACCAAATTCAAAAGTGCTACTCTTCTGTAGAGTCTGCTTTCTTACTTGACTTTTTCTTGCTTGTTTTCTCTGACTCATCTTTTGTTTTTGTTATTTTTTCTATTAAATCAGTTATGCCTAAATCTTCATATGCATGAGCTAATTCTTCTTGTGTAGCAGTTGCCCATTTAATTGTAAAATCTCCCTTATAAGTTCTTCCAGAAGATAATTTTGCTTTGTAAGTTGCCATAATTGTATAAATTTTTAAGTGTGATAAATCTACAATTTTTTTGTTGCAATCACACATAATTAAAAAAAAAGATAGTATAGGTTATTTTACAGGTAGAACCAAACCTATATTATCTATTTTTTAGTATTAAGAAGTAGTTGCAGTTAATGCTGAAGTATCTACAGTTAAAGTACCAGTATATATTCTTGGTAATTCAAACTGTCTTGCAGTCAAGTTGATTGTTAAACCATTCTCATCTGAATAAGCTGCACCAGTTCCACCTTCCATACTTACTAAGTTTAAGAAAGTTTGACTTTTTGCTGCTACATCTTCATTAGCATATTTTTCACTTGCTCCTATAACAAATTTTTCATCATTAGTATCTACAATAATTCCCATCATGCAAGTACTTAATAAGTTTTGTAACTCATCAAATCTTGCTTTGTTCATTTTTGGTATCATTAATGATAATGCACATTCAAAAGCTGTTGAGCCATTTTCTTTAGTTGCATTTATTGTTAATGAAGGCATTTCGTTTTTAAACTCATACACAAACCATTCAGCATCTGCTGCAGGAGAACCACTTTGTATACTGCTTATATCATGTGAACCTGCTGCACCATATGTTATTGCATCAGTATCAACCCATGATCTTAAAAGAATTTGCTTAATACCACCTGTTGCTTGTAAATCTGCACAAGTAACACCTAAACCTGTATCTATAGCCATATTATTATTATTTTAAAAAGTTATTAAAAAGTAAATTAGAGAGAGCTTTTACACTCTCTCTATATTACATTAGTATTATATTACTAGTCCCCATTGAACAAGTGAAGGGTACAAGAACTGTACTCCTAACTTGAAGTAACCTCTAAAGAACATTTTTTCTTCTAAATCATCATAGAATACTTTGAATGAACCTTCAGGATCAGTTACATCAGAACCTATAATTAAGTTCTCTGTTGCACAGTAACATACACCATTAGAATAGTCAGTTCCAGATACATCAAAGATGTCAGGGTTTAAATCAGTTAAGATAGTATCCCACTCATACATAGGTACGATTTGTACTCCTCTAAAGCTAACTCTTGTGTAACCATCTTGTGTGTTTACAATAGCTAAATCTGCAGAAGAACCTTCTAAGTTAGCTAGGTAAGCATTAAAGATTTTTGGAGTTACAAACATCTTCTTATCAGAAGAAGGAACTTGTTGTAAAGCTGCAGGAGCATTATCATATACTTTTCTGATTAGACCAATTGCATCACCTGCAGTTGGAGCTGCTTCAGTACCAGCATAAGTTACTCTAGCTGCTAATACAGTTGCATCAGCACCCATTAATTTCATCCATCCATCA